ATGATTCACAGAACAGACGGCTGTCGCTACAGTGAACTTAACTTCTTCCCCAGTAACTGGAAAACCACTACTTCCAGTTCTTCTCTAAAGAAAATTTGGCGAATCGAATACACTTTTTATGATCCAAGCATGAAAGATAGGTATCCCAATGGGAAAGCTGTTACCATTAAAGGTGGAATAAACCGTGCTAAAGATCTATCAAGCCGCCGCCAGCTGATGCAATATCTTATCGATGTAGAATTAGATTTACTTGAAAATCAATTCTATAACCCTATTACAAAAACGATACTTGAAAAAGAAGCTGAGAAGTCAAGAGAAGGTGTTATTGACGAGAATACCCCTTTCATTAAAGCATTAGAACTTGCTTTAGAATCAAAGGTGATGGATGGCGAGGCGAAAAAGGATATAAAAAACAAGATCCCCCATATAGAGAAAGCGGCAAGGAATATAAAATACAAGGGTGCTGTAGTTGCAGACATGCCAATTTCCTCAATTTCAAGAAAATTAATCAGACTGGTTTTGGACGAGATTGGGAATAACAAGGGTGATAGGTGGACCGCCAATAATTTTAACAGGTATCGCACTGATTTAAGAACCATTTTCATTGAATTGAATGAATTAGAAGCGATGGAATCAAACCCTATGGACGGTATTCGAAAGCGAAAGGGCATTAAAAAACAAAGGGAAACACTAACATCAGAAGATCGGAAAAGAGTAGACAATCACTTAAGAGAAAACCATTATACCTTTTGGCGTTTTGCCAGGATATTCTTTCATTCTGGTTGTCGGGAGAGGGAATTATTAGGCGTAACCATTGAGAACGTCAATTTAAAAGAAAGATGGTTTAAAGTGATGGTCAAAAAGGATAAAGAAAGCCGGTGGGATAAGAAAGCTATTGAACCAGGTGCGTATAATCTTTGGAAAGAAGTTATTGCAGAGGCTGATAAATTACTCTTAGAAAACAGGAATAATCCGAATCTCTCAAAGAGTTGTGTGCCAGGTGGAAAGCCAGGAAATCTCCTATTTATTTTCTCTGAGGCTCTTAAACCAATGTTTAGGGGTGGCCCTATTCGTCAGGAACAAATTTGCCGGAGGTGGAATAACTATGTGAAACGGCAACTCGGGATCACAGCTGATTTCTACTCCTTAAAACACTCTCGGACGTCTGAGGATATAAATAGCGAGGTCAGAAAAGCTATAAGGATAGCTACCAAAAAAGCAGCGAGGAAGAATGGGCATACGTCGACTAAGATGGTAGAACAGATTTACGACACACAAAGCAAAGATCGATTATTGAAGATTAAAACAAAATCAAAGGCTCATTTTGCACCGGAGGCATAGGCCAGCAAGTACATTTTAATATTTGATACTCTTAAAAGTAAACAGATACACTTTATCTAAAAAAATATGCTAAAAATATTAGCATCTAATTTTACATTTATATTTTAGATAAAACGTGCAACATGGAAAAGAAGAAATACAGGTTTAGAAAAATGTACTTTATATGTGATAACAATCAAGTAATTGCGGCAAACATAGCTATGACCTGTGCCTATCAATTTAAGGATGACGCAGTTCAAATCGCGAAGCAAAGAACTGGTCATTTCATTTGGGAAAATCAAAGTGAACCTGTGCCATTGAGGAAGGTTGAAGGGTTCTTTTTAGTTCACGAAACGTTGTTTGATGAGATATTAAAACAATTCACAAGGGAATAGCCCTTTAATATTCAAGAATACCTTACCAAAAAATAGCTGATCGGATGTTTTTTGGTAAGGTATGAAGTATCTATTTAGCGACAGAAACGTATTGCCAGTGGCCATATTTAGGCACAATATCCTTCAGCAGCTTATACGCTTCTTCCTTCTCTTTATTGTTCTCTACATCCTCCCATGTACCTTTGATGGTCAGTATGCCGCCCTCATTGAGTTTGAAGAAATTATCATCGCTAAATCGGATAACTAACAATTTACCCTCAACAGTAGCATGTACCGAAAAGTCTTTTTTAGCCTCATTATAGGCTGATGCTACACCGATCAGATAAATACCTCTTACACCCAGTTCAAGAACTGTAAACGCTATTTGCTTTTTCATGATTATAGTTTTGTACATGCAAATTGCTTATTCGATATGGCATTTCTTTACGGTTAACCGTAAACATTAAAAAAGCCGGGTAAATACCCGGCTCGTTACACATCAACCAAAATCTAAATTGTAGTTATTTTTTCTGTCCAGGGAGAAATTCCTTAAGACCGCTCATCACATCCTTCCACAGCTTAGCATAACCAGGACCTGTGGCGTATCCAGCAGCTGCCACAGCATCAGCGAATTCATATGGCGTCTTTGCTTGTAATGCCATTGCATACCGGGGATTATCGTGAAAGAATTTTCCATGGTCGGAAAAACCCTCTGCAACCGTGTCATAAGCTCTAAAATAGTCATTCACAATCCATTCATATTTTACCTTCCCCTTATCATCTTTAAATTGAGTGACAGAGTGAACATCAGGAAATATGTGCTTCTTCCGGTCGTTATCACTGAATACCTCTCTTGTCCTAAGAGTTTGACGTTTACCTTTCCAGGATTTATCCGCCTTGATGCCGAAGAAATTATTACCTGGCGCTTTCTCACCCCAGCTGGATTCAATCGCGGCCTGGGCAAGTGTGGCCAAAGCGGGAATTTGTGTTTCTCTTTCACACAGCACAGCTCCGGGATAGTATAATTTAAAGAATGTTGATTTTTCCATTGTTAGATTTATTAAAATATTTTTTTTAAATACAGAAAAACGAGTAGCAGAAAAACTATTACCACGATCGCTACTGTGCCTGCAGCATTGAAGCGAAAAACATCTTTGTCAGTTTTTGTTACTGTGGTTGTATGTATCACAGATTTACCTTCTTTCTGCTTATCTGATATTAACTCTTTGGTAGAAGTCTTCCGGTCGATAGGTACGTTAATAGTTTGCGCCTTGGCAATCGCGTTACTGTTTATATCATACCCGATCACCTTTCCATCTTTTACTTTTGGCTTCACTGTAGTAGTCAAGCGTTGTGTATTTGTCTCAACTGTCTGCCGGTATTCAGAGGTATCAGAAGAAGACATTGTACCAGAAGTATTAGCAGAATCAGGTTTAGTTGTCACTGGTACAGCTGTTTTTTCTTCAATAATTGTTTCCTTTTCGTAGGAATGGTCCTTTGAACTGGTGTCTATGGATTGAGCATTACTAACAGATTTCTCTTTGGCCTTCCTGACTGTTGCACAGGAGCACATGATGGCCAGCAAGGCCGCCAGTATAATTTTAATTTTCATCGATTAACTTTTTACCTGTTTCTGAATGAAATTTTTGTAGATACTTTAGGATAGAACCAGGCAATACACCAGGTTCGATTTCTGCTACATTCTCGAATATGCTAATGGCCTCTCGAACCATTATAGCAGAGAATACCACATTGTTGAGGAATGAAAAAGCAACTTGCGGCGCTCCACTTATAGTGAATTTTGTAAGGGCAGATGTCGCTACAAGCAAGCATGTATAAATGAGTAGTTTTTTCAACACCATGCCAAACCCTTTGCTACTTACTTTTTTCTCCATTACTGCTTTGGTAAACCCTAAGAGTGTATCTACCGATACGATCACAAAAAGGAATTTTAAAAATTCCCAATCGCTATACACGTATTTCTCTATCCACCAGACTATTGGCGCCACGATCCATCCAAATTTGATGTAAATGAATACTGTTTTAGTTGACATACTATACAAGTTGTGCCGATACATAACACACGTGGAGTGGCCATGTATGATTTTTGTAATTGGTTTTATCGATGATGTCGGCAGGATCACGGTGCAGTATCAGGTCTATGTCTCCTGCAAATGGAGGTACAGGAATTTCAAAGATTGCCAAATTCCATCCAATGTCTGTAGGACGTCGGAGTGTTGTATTCCCGTAACCAGTGTTGCTATTCAAAGACAAACAAATAGTGCCGAAATCATAACTATCCGTCGTGATCTCGCGAACAGTTGTTGTAAAAGCCGTCTCTGAGCCGGCAGGCAGATATATCTTCGGGAATAGCCGATTAATGACCTTTACGACAAGCTTCCTGTATCCATTGGCGGAGTTGTCAATGGCAATGGATGCTCTCATTGTACCCGGCATATCCTCAGTATCATATTTTAAAGAGATGTGAGATCCGCCACTGCCACCTGCAATTGTTGGATAGTCTTTGTACCCTGTCGGCATTTGCTCAATTACTGCTGCTCCGTTGAGTGTCCACCCCGAACCGATTGCATCTACTGCTGTAGTGTACATTTTTTCTGATCCGGTACCAGGTAGTGATATTGTCCTGGGAAAATCACGCTTATCTGTACCGCCAGTAACATTAATGATCAGATCTGTGATACTGAAGCCTCCTGCCAGGTATCCAACCAAATGGAATTTATCGTATTCCAAGTATTTCTGCAGGTCGATACCTTCCAGCGTGATCACTTTGTAACCTCCATCAGTGCTGGCTGTTAAAGAAACAAAAGCCCCATCAGGCTTATTAAGCTGGCTTAAAAAGGAGTAGCTATAATTGATGTTGCTGTCGAAATGATCAAAAGTGATAGATGCCGGCCCCGATCCAGAAATTTTGGTCAGACTTCCTCCTGCATAACTGCCGGAAGTTGCTGTAGTGGGGAAAGTGAATATCAGCAGATACCCGAATCGGGGATCATACGTTTTACCTGTGTAGGTTAATGTAGCTGGGCTTCCAGAGATCAGTATTGAGGGTGCACTATAAGTATCACCAACAGTTAATGCAGTAGCATCATATGTAGCTTTGTCCAAATTAAATGCAGCCTGATATTTACTGGAGTCTCCCCAGGTAGTATTACTACGAAGATCCTTTACGTACCAGGAAGGAGCAGCGGTAGTAGCGATCTTAATTTCGATTTTAGTTGGGCGAATAACATCGATAACAGCACTCACGAGCATATAGTCAGCGAAGGAAACGGCAGATTTACTTATCAGAGTACCATACTCATTAGTATTGTCAACCCTTGTGTAGGTTTGATCTAACTGATCCATCTTTTGATATGAGTTATCCACTTCATTCAAACTGTTTTCTCCAGAATTGAGTTCAATCCATTTCTTCACCCTTTCAGTATTTAACTCAAAATTCAGATCATTGATCGTTGACGGCGCAAAGGCAGAGCGTTTACGAAATAGCTTGATGGACTGACGAGGCCTGCGAATTTGATTGAAGTAATACAGCTGATTGACAAACTGATATGCATTTACCCTGGTTCCTGGATGACTTGCCCCCCAGAAACCAGCAGGTACATTGATCCTTAAAATTTTATCACCGTATGCTCCTGCAGGTATGAAGAAACAATCGTACTCCTTCGCAATGTCCGCAATCAGGCTTTCGATCCAGGGCTTACCAGTAGTAATGTGGTCGGTAGATAGGACCAATTGAGCCCCATTGGCTTTTGCAAACTCAATAAATGAGCGCATTTGCTTGATGTACAAGTCAGAGTCGTATCCCCACAATGTCTCATTCCCAATATTGCCTATCCAAATCAGCGAACCGTTAATAGCTTGAGGAGAAACACCGAAGCGAGATGTGTTATTACGGAACCGATTCAGTTCATCGATGATCCGGTTACCTGATTCTCCAAAGTTATAAACTGTCCAGTCAAGATAGTTAGCCAGCTTGTTCACCCAGCTCTTATTCTTGATCGCATAAGCACTCTCCGTATAGGAGCAGCCGAAAATGAGCAGCTTGTCAGCAGAAGATAGTGTAATAGACTTTGCAGTTGTACTCAGCATGTCCTTTGTCACAATTTGCTTGCCTGCGATAGTAGCATTAGTATCCAAGTACTTCGCCAGTATATCACGACTGTTGATCTGATTAGCTACGGGAGTTACTGTATAGGCCTCATAAGCTAAAGCAGAAGACCCGATATTAATCATGGCGCTATCATAAACCGATGTAGTATTCACTGAATCTTTTACAGTAAATACAATATACTCACATCCAGCAGGGGCTGTAAAAGTGAATGGTTGTGATAAAATTTTGGTTCCAGGGTTTGTAGTCAGTTTTGTTTTACTGATATCGGCAAATTGAATTGCCTTACTCGTAAATGTAACCAGGCCGGAAATTGTATATGTTTCACCTGGAGTTGTTTTAATAAATGGGGAATGCGTCCAGCCTGTAGCTGTTTGGATGTCAAAATTTGATACGCTGATATATTTTCCCTCAACCACAGCGGCTTTATTAAACAAATTATTACCGACCATATTCGAATAACCAGGCATCGCGTAAGTAGCATCAGCATAGTTCTTAGGTATAGGGGAATTACCAATAGGAGTGCCCAACACCTGAGTGTTGGAATCAAGAATGCCGGCATAAACGGCTTTTGTCAATATCGTTCCAATCGTATCGGTAGAACTATATGCTTCGTAAACGGTAGGTGCAGAACCTATCTCAATTTGAATAGTATTCAATCCGGACAAGTCTGCGTCGCTAGTCCAGCGAATAGTTGTTTGGAAATACTTTGCGTTCGTAGGGATTGTCAAAGTACCTGACGTTGCAGGCAAAGCCGCAAACGATAAAATTGCACTGGAAGCATCCAACCACCTGTAGTACTTTGAGGCTACTGCTGTAAAGCCACTAAAAGATAGCTGAGTTGCGCCGGTAGGTAGTGAAATAGCTTTTGACACAGCAGTATTGGCAGCTGATGATAGGGCTCCGTTGCTGACGCTAATATATTGACCATTTATGTAGTCAGCCTTATTAAAAAGGTTCTTACCGATGATCCCTTTGGAAACTATCGAGGAAGCCTGAAGATAACTGGTTAGGTCAAGTGGAATAGTAACCTTAGTATAAGCAGTGCCATTGTCCACCAGGAAAGCAGCCTCATTTGCGTTAACAACCAACCCACCGAAATTGGTATAGGTACCTGCTGTCGATGTAATCCACATGCGCCCCCCCGCCACAGCCCCTGGATTAGTTGTCGGGCCGGCGTCACCCTTAAATGCCAGCGATCCGAATGCTACTTGGGAAAGTATAAGATCTGCCGCGTCATAAAACCGCTGTGCTATGTCTGCATTAACGATACTCCCCTCAGCTATTTTATCACCTATTGAGGATTTAACTGCTGCTTTAAAAAGTTCGATAGCTGTTGCCATGTGCTTTAGTTGAATTTAGAATCGAATGTGTTAGAGAATACCCCTCCGAAAACGTGAATTGGGTTACCGGTTACCTTTGAGGGTGGCGATTGTCCGGGTTTGAGTTCTAAAACAAAGGAGAAAGGCCCGTACCCTCCTGTTAATTTGCCTTTGACAGCGTTAGAGGGTGCGGCATTCCACAAAGCGACATAGGCTGCCTTATCCGTAGCTGTTCCTACATCATTACTGTTTATATCCAATACTAATACAGGGTAGTGATCAGGTTCGGAATCAGCTGCAGTCAGCATTTTTACCACCGTCTTATTTAAAGGCGGAGTAAGAAATAATTGATAATAATCGTAGTTGCCTTCCATAATTACCATTTTCCGATGGGGCAATATTCGTTTACAACCAGGCTTTTCTCCTGGCATGGGCAACCGCACTTAGTACATCTAAGCTGATGGACATAATTGCCTTCGCCGTTGATGATTTTGAGAACCTGAGATGGTTTAGATTCAGCGCAATTACCGCACTGCTTCATCCTTAGCTCAGATAGTTTTGTTTCAGCTTCTGAGGAGGGGATGAGCGAAAACCTCTTCGCCCAACCGATAACGATATTTTTAATCTTCATAGCAGCCACAATTTGAAGAGTTATCAATTTCATCATATACGCTCAAAACAATGTCTGATTTGCGCTTATACGCCACTCCTTTACTATCACATCCACATTCCTTCTGATATAATGGATATTGTATTTTATACCGGCAAATCCACTCATGCATTGCTTGAGTGAGTGGATCAATGCGGTCCATCATTTTTTTATCCATCAACCATTTTACAGAGCGTAATTCCGGAGACACCTCTCCTGTGGTATTCATTGGGCCTGCAGCTGGCACTGTATGTATTACCCCTGCTGATCCGAATTGCACAAATGATTCCGGAGTGGCACCCAACATCACGACTTCCGCAGTCAACTTCCACAGGTGCTGCTTCCAAAGCTTCAGGTAATCTGCACTCAGAAACTCAAAGGCATTGACGATATCACCAATCGCCAAAATAACTTGCTCGCTGCCTGCCGGCAAAGAACTATTAACTTGATCCTGCAGAGTATCCTTATTATCCGCAGTAACGGTTTTATTCTTCTGCAGTATCAGGTCATAATACAGGTCATCAGAAAGAGCAGGACGGATAATCCTTTCTTCCGCAATGATTATGGACTGTTCGATCGTCCGGGGATCGAGAGTGTGTTTTGTAGGAGCATGGAAGATCACCTCATCAGTGGTGATCAAAACATCACGCATTAGTGGGTTGATTCGGTACATCTTGGTTGTTTTGTTGTTTGCCTTTCAGTTCTCCCAGGTACATGCCTCCTTTTTCTGTTTTGTCACCTGGTAGTCCTTTAGCTTCCCTAACTTCATTCACTGTCACGGCTGGAGTAATATCGACGTCTGTCAAGCCAGATATATCAACATTACTTTTGATCGCCAGCTTGTATTTTGACAAATCCCACCCCATCCATGCGCTGGCAACTTTAAAAATGGTAGTCCAAACATTATCCATCAAATCCTGTTGGGCAGGTAGAATCACATTTTTGTTAATGTGCTCGATTATCTTAGTAAGAAAACCTGATCCCTTCCCCATGGTGCTCGCAGACTGAATGCCGGCAAGTACAGCATCCCATTCATTAGCCAGGATAATTTTTTGTGTCCATTTGTCATCGGCTTCTGAAAAACTACCATCCTTCGCTGTATCAAAGGTGTGTAGGTCAGAACCTTCTATCCCTTCCTCACTGGCTACTACCATTACACGGCCACGCTTACCGTCACCAGTATGGGTCTGGATTGCCTTCTTACCAATCCTGTCGGCTTCCTGCTGACTGAGATTTCCTTTCAAAGCAAGTAATGCACTTACCACCATGTTGTTTTCGAAGTTGTCCAGGTTATACCTGGCTCCTTTGTATTCTAACAGCTGGTAAATCATACTGGCAATGGCCGAAGGAAGACCGTAATATGAATATCCTGATACGGGGTTCTTATGCCAGATTAATGTCCTTTGAACCCCTTTTTCATCCTTAAACCAATTATCTTTTTCAGATTGGCGAGGATTGTATAGGGGTAGTTTTTGGGCCCTTTTGATTTCATCTGCTGAGAGATACCCTTTTTGGCGAAGAAACAATTTAGACTGTATTGCATATGTGATGATATCGTCTTCATCGGGAGTGCCAAGCCGCCATTCAAGAAAATTATGAACATAAACATAGAAGTACTTTTGACCTGCTGAAGTAAATCTAACCAGTTCAATTGGAACGTTACCCCATGTAAAAAAGTCCTCAAAGTTCTTTTCTACCAGCGTAGACGCTGGTTCGTTCTTCTTGTTCATTGAAGCCAACCAATCATTTAATTCTGCAGGAAGCTCTTGTCCGTCTTTATCATAGAACCCTGAGCCTTTGCAATACCTTTTTTTAGAAGTAATACAACGGTTGTGAGTTGTCGACAAAATTCGCGCCTCTAACAACTGGCTGCCAAAATCATCCTTTTCATTTAGGAACGGGATGTACCGAGTACCGTTGACAAATGAGAATGCACGTCCGCCCTCAAAAGGAATTGGATTTTTTGCGTCAATACGCACCTCATTGTTTACCCTGCTGGGCTTCTTTGCAATCGGCTTTTGACTTGTATTCTTCTTTGTAACGGCCATTTCTGTTGATGATTATTCTTGAGTATCTGATGGAGAACTTTCTTGATTATCCTCTGTGTTTTTAGGCAGAGAATTGATTACAGGCAAAAGTGGTAGCACTTTTTGTTTAAGCAGCTGGTCCAGGGGCGGCAGCTCCTCAAAATGATTGAGCAGTGTGGGATCCTGGCTTTGCCGTGCAATAATCGCGAGATCTAAAAGATCATCACGCTGGGAAAGCGGAAGTCCGCTGTTGCCAAAAGCGACAATAGCGGACTCAGACTGCTTTTTGATTTTGATACTGGGCATTTTCTTATTGTTTTTTGCCATACTAAAAATGTTGCAGCATTACATCAGAGCTTCCAATGAAGCCCAGGTACCGGAATACTCGCGCAGGTTACGGGAGTAGTTACCCTTCAGGACGATATTACCTCCATTGAATTCATCGAATACCTTACCGGTACCGCCGTCTGATCCATCCTGGGCAACGATGAATTTAGGGATAGATGCAGCGTTTACGTATTTTTCACCCGCAATGAATATCTTACCAGAGTTCAGGCGAATAGCCAGGCCCAAACCGCAGCAACATCCCGCGGAATCAATTGCTTGCAGGAAGTTGGTCAGCAGATTACTATTTTCTGGTAACTGGAAGGCAAATTCGTGCTCATACTTGGTGGCGCAGCCATTTTTCGTTTGCTTCCACTTCCATTCAGCCTGGTCAGGTTGAAAGTTGACTAAATACATTTTACCCCCGTCCTCTGCTGTAGCGCCTGCGCGTAAGGCTATCGCGCTATATGGAGAGGTTGCAGTTGTTTGGGTAAAATTAAAGTCAGACGGGTCAAATGTGGCGATATCTGAAATACCCCCAGTTACCCCGCCGCATGGTCTTGTATATCCTTGTGCAGTAAAACAAAGCATTGTTTATAATTTGAGTGATTAGAGAAAAACAATCAGCCTCCAGTTATGACCAGGAGCTCAGAGCGATTACAACAAATTCAGGAAGAGCCATTTGGGTACCTGCTTTCAAGAAAAGGCGATAATACCACTGCATGTCTTTTTTCTCATACCAAACTTCCAGCGCGGTTTTACCGTCCTCACCTTCACCATAGTTCTTGTCTGTGGCAAAGACGAAGTTTCCACGTAGTGTCAGAATAGCTGCATGCCCCAAAGAACCTTTCAACTCTGAAATGATAGGTTTCCAGATCTGCTCAACAAGGATAGGAATTCCTTTGTATGACAGTTGTTCGATGCCATTTGTCAGCAAAGTATAGCCCTGAGCAGTTGTTCCTGTGGAAATCAGGTAATCTTCATAACCGGCAGCAATGTCTTTGGATACATAGATAGCCTTCTGACTATCCGCAAACGCTGACATCAATACAGGCTGCTTGTCATACAATCCCTTGATAAGAGTGTATGCGGCAGTAGCATTGGCCGTATAATCCGTACCGTCAGCAATGGAGATTGTCTGGCCGGCAGGGATTACCCCCGCGGTGATGTACTTTTTGATCCATTTGAAGATACCATCAAAGATGTTGGTGCTCCACTGAGCATTGACACCGACAACCCGGTCAACATCTCCGAAATAGGCATTTGACGCAATATCTACGTTCACTGCGCCCTGAAAGAATGGCAAAATCTTATTTCCGAACAAAGGATCATTTGCTCGGAAATCCTTCAGACAGCCTGTGTAGAATTCGTTACGGCAAAACTGAGTTGCGCCGTACACTTCTTCAACAGAGATTTGCCTGGTAGTAGCACCAACTACCTTTTTATAATTGATGTCGCATGACGCATCTCTGCGCTGCAGGATATTTTGCACCCTGCGGATGTCGATAATTGGCCTTTTGCTAACCACATTATCCATGATTGAGAACTCATTGAGAGTTCCTTGAAAGGGGAAACCCGCAGGTACAATATCAGCAAAGGCCGGCTGAATGATCGATTCGAAGAACGCCAGAGAGTCTATGGAAAAAGTTTCAAACATTTTATTTCAGGTTTTAGAATGGGCAGAATTATTTTTTATCCCAGCCGGCGAGATCACCCGCGGCCTGAATCTGGAAAGCGCTTCCATCAGCATGGAAGTCTTTATTTGTAATTACTGTTGCCGTGATATTGAGCGGCTTGCTGAGATTCAGCGTAGAGACATCAATAGTTTTTGCACCACCAGCACCAGTTGTAGTAATTGTGTCACGCTTTTCGTTACCGAATTGGTCGTGCACTTTAACATGCACTTTCTTAAGGCCATCGCCAGACCCATAGGTGGAGCCATCCTGAACAGCAACAGTTTTTGCAGAGGAATCAAAGGTGTAGGATACCTTAGGCAGGAAACTAGCGATGCTGCAATTGTTCTGGCACATTCCGACCAGATTGGCGTTGTCGATTGCTTGCATTATGTTTACGATTGTATAAGTGAGAAAATGATGTGTTAAATCTTAAGCCTTGCTGAAGCTGCCAATGGGTTTAACCTCATCTTTACTACCAGAACCACCGCCTTCATTGGTCGGCTTACCCTTAACGTCGGCGAGTTCAGTCTTCAGTGAGGTATTTTCCGTTTTCAGGTTTGTTACTTCAGTAGTGAGATTAGTGATCTTGTCACCGTACTCTTTCGTTAAAGCATTATGCACCGTATTCTGCACGCTGGTTACCTGGGCTGAAATATGGTTCTCAATTTCAGTGGACATGTCTTCCAGCGGCTTTGTAAGAGCTTCTACGATTTGGTTTACGATGTCAGCCGGCTTGGCATTGTCGTCCGGCTTGAGGCCCTTGAGGCCGTTGAGAAAGTTTTCGAAGAACTTTTTCATATCATTATTTTGGTTTAGAATGAATTGTTGGAGAGAGTTGGCTGGATCACTTACAGGAGGCTGTTTTACAGCCGAGTTATAAGCTGCAAGAACGTCCTTGTTAGAGTATTCCCAGGCATCTGCAGAGAGTAGATTTGTGAATGAAACGTCTTCTGAAACTTGCTTGATGAATCCTTTATCTTTTGCTTCTGGACCGAGCATCCATGTTTCAGCATTCATCATGCTAGTGATTTCCTCAGCACTGAGGCCCGTTGCCTTTGCATAGAAATCACGAATTGCATTATTGAATTGGCGAAGAATTGTGGCCTGCCTTTCCACTTCATTTACATCTCCGTAGGCAAAGCCCGAAGCGTTGTGAATCATGAACCAGCTATTTGCCGACATTTCAGGGGAATCACCCGACATAAGGATATAAGTAGCAGCGCTTGCGACAATGCCTCGGCCAAAAGTGTTGACCTTTTTACCCCTCTTCTTTTCGTCCTGCAGGTAATCGTGCATTGCCATGGCGTCGGTGATCACACCACCAGGAGAATTAATGAATATATTGTAGACAGAAGCATTTGACTTCTGCAATTCTTCTCTGAATGACTTGAAGGATACAGAGGTATCGTCACCAAACCAGTCACGGTAAATCTGCTGGGTTTCGGCATCTACAATGGCGCCATCGATGAATATATCAACCGAACCAGAGGAGGCATTTTGCAGCCGGAAATTGAAAACTTGTACAGGACGCTTCATTGCACAAAAATGCAATCAAAATAAGTTCTCAAGAATCATTTTGAGTTTATCTATGGTAAAAAAAACCACCCTTTTTTACTGACTTTGTTTATTGGTATCGCATTTTGCACAGCCATATCTTACCCGATCCTCAGTGATACCCAAGCGGTTTTTGATCTCACCGTAACTATGGTTATTCTGCCTTAACAAGCAAATTTTAGCTTTGATGATGGCCTCACCTCCAATCAGGTGGACAAACTGTTCCCAATTGGAGGATGCGATTTCCTGTAGCTTTTTATCTAAAATCGTTTCTTTCATAGGGTACCGATATTTGATTGCTTAACATGTTTTTTCTGCGCATCTGTAACGCTTCGGGTCACCTGGACAACTTCGATCTTATCTATACGTCCATTGACCGCCTGAATAGCTTTCGTCTGTTCCAAAATGAGATCATAGTATTTTTCTGATTCAGCACTATTGGTATTAACAGGAGAATTAGAGTAAGAAGGAGTAAATACCGGTGCTTTTAGGCTCTCACCGAGCCCTCCACCAAATTCATATTTCTGAATTTGAGCTCCAGGTGCAAATGATATCCCTCCTCCCAGGGCATTAAGACCAGAGGCAATCTGAGTATGATTACCGGTGATAGAATAAGTTCCGGTAGGCGCGTTTTTAGTACGGATAACTGCCAGTTCATCGATTTCTCCTTCAAATCTGCGCCCTTTATACATAAACGGTGTACCGCCCTGACTGTGTGGTTTACCGCCAAACCTTCCTCCTCGAGTAGGCACATCCGGAGAGCCACCATACGCAAACTGGGTATTGTCTATCTCGTTAATACGAATTGCATACCTTCCCAAAGCAAGCACGGATTGAACTGCAAACTGGGCAACTCCCGCAGCACCAAAGGTTACACCGTTTAGTACGTTAGCAGCTGCCGCCGCCGCTATATTGGCAAGTTCTGTCACCAAAGCCAACCGGGCCTCTTTCTTTTTTGCCTTTTTCAGTTCCTCACCGGCTTGTTTGTCGGCTTGCTTCTTCTTCAATGCGTACTGCTTTTCCAATCTTTCCTCTTCTGCCTTTGATTGCGCCCTAGCTTTCGCCTGTTCAAGCTCAGTATCAAGGCGATCCTGCATGTTTTTTTGGCTCTCCTTAATACGCTGCTGCTCATTGTTGAAGAAACCATTCATTGCATCCTGTGCCAGGCTGTAGGCTCCGGACAGCCCCTGCATGATCGTGGCGGACATTTCGTCAGATGCAACAAATAGTTTCTGAATGATGCTCTTTAGGCCATCAGCAAAAGAAAGGAGGTTTTTCTTTTGCCCTTCTAGTGTCGCTTTCTGTAATGCCTGTTGCTTCTCATACAATTGAGTAACGAACTCGTTATATTCCTGCTTAGTTTTTTCTTTATCCTTTAGCTGCTGTTTGTACTTCGGAAGCAACTTTTCCATTGTTGCTACCTCTAATGCAAGTACTCCTATTTCCTCCGTTTTATTGAGCTTGTCGGTAAGGTTCTGCTTAACTGGTGTCGATTTATTGCTTTGAGCAACGGCTAATTTCTGTTTTTCAACATTGGCCTTATAAGCAGCTATTTCTGCTTCACCTTGCTTTTTAATATCCTCAATAGTTGCTTTACTTAAGGATAACTGGTCCTTTTGAATATTCTGATTAACAGTGGTAATTGAATCAGCCCTTTCCTCAGCATTCTTCTTCGATTGGACGTGAAGAGACTTTTCCAGCTGATCCATTGATTCATTGAAGGCAGTTTGAGCGGTAAGGATTGCCTTGTCTGCATCAAGTTTCGCTTGTGCAAGCTCTGAAGGAGTAGCAATAGGGCTATTTTCAACCGCCCGTAGCGTTGATTCAGCTTCTTTCCTTGCATGATCAAAGGTGTCTTTTATTCTTTCTTCACCTAGCTTAAACAGCTTTTCATTAGTTTCTCTTTCGTTGTCTACTTTCTCAGACTTCAGATCAGATATTAGCTTCCGTTCAGCGGAATTGGATCCTTTTATAAGAGCAAGTTTAGCATCGATATACTTTCTATTGATCTGAAGGATGTTTTTCAGGTAATCCTCTTCTGACAGTTTACCTTCAGCAAATTTTAGCTTTTGGAATGATAACTCTTCCTCTCTAGCAGCCTCTTTATCTCTCAGTTCATCACGCTGAGTACCTGTAATCTTTGAAGCATTGTCCTTGCCGTTAGTTTTACCTTCCGCATCTTGTAATTCCTTCTGAAGCTTAGTTCTTTGGGAAACAAGATCCTTCAATTTCTGTGAACCTATCTCAGCTACATTGATTTGCTCGTCAAGTGTTTTTATCTCCTCCTTTACAGTAGAAATGGTTCTTGGTTTCGGAGCATTTGTGACGGCTTCATTTCCTTCCTTAACAGTTTGCCCGAGCTTATCATATTTTGCTTTCACAAAAGCATTAGCCTGATCAACTTCCTCATTCTTTGCATTTATTTGATCTTGCACCCCCTGTATTGCTGCATCGATAGTTGATTTACCAAACAGGGAGCCTATTGCGGCACCAAAAGGCACACTTCTCCTCCCGGTAGATAGGAATTTCTGTTCTTCGTCGGTAAGATCATTCTTCCCTGTTTTACCCTGTTTTCGCTTTAATTCTAAATCAAATAAGGTTTTCTCTAATTTGGTCCTGTCCTCTATTGCCTTATTAGCTATCCCTTCGCCTGCTTGCAACTCAGCCTTTTCTCGCAGAGACTTTAAATAACCGTCTAAGATTTGCTTTCCTTCAGCAGTGGCAGCATTTTCAAGGGTGAGCTTATTTAAATACTCAGGAGCGATTGCAATAAGATCTTGTAGCGCCTTCTTACGGCTTGTTTCACTTATTGTGTGATCCGCGACCACGGATGACAGCAGTTTGGTTTTATTAACAGTGGCACCAATCTGATCCTGAACTCGATTCTGTATATCATTTAATAACCTCAACGATGCAGCATGCGCCAAAACTTTTTCAGTTGTGCCTGAAATGGCCCCGGCGAATGCAGCCATTGTACCCGCAGCCAGACCTGCCAACGTCAGAATAATACCTAAAGGGGTGGCAAGCAAGGTAGAATTCAAAAACTGGGCGGTTACCGTCGCTACACGCATTGTTCCGGTCCAAAGTGCTAATGCAACTGAATAGGCATTGGTAAAAATAGTAATAGCGGCTAAGGCAATTCTTCCTGCAAGTATTTGCGCATTTACCAATAACAAATTGGCTTTAGCAAGGAATAGCTCCTTGTTCAGTATTGCCCATCCTGCAGCCCAAACGCCAGTAGCAATTACTAACCCTGGTATGTTACCGAGTAAAAACGTAATAATGCCTGCTATAGAGGTTAACAGGACCTGAACACTTCTATTACTACCCAGGATTTCAAATTGTTTCCCAATCTTGTCGAGGGTTGCGGCAAAGGTTTGATTCTTCTCTGCAAAAGCTGATGCTAATGAGGCTTGGTCACCCATTGCTGCAGTGGCGGCAGCCAAACGCTTTCTTGCATATTCTGCGTTACCCGCGATATCTCCTAATACACCTACCATCTTACCGCTTCGTGCGTGAATATCTGTCACACCTTCAAAAAACTTTTCCATTTCGCCTGCATTCCCCTTCAGCTTCTCTGCAACAAGAACAAAAGCATCAATTGGGCTATCATTAAGAAGCGCCTTAAATTCTTTAAGGCTCTTACCGGTTATATCGGCATATTTCTGTGTATCGGTGAACAGCTTTACAATTAACTGAGAGAGTGCGGTACCTGAAACCTCTGAACGCTGGCCCAATTCTTCCAAAGCAGCTCCCAAACCGAGAACCTTATCAATCGAAAGCCCCGTGATCCCTCTAATCCCTGCCATACGTTCTGCAAAATTGATAAGGAATCGGCCTGTTGCCACACCAGAAGATGTAAGTTTTGCGATGGCGGCTCCGATATCACCAATGTTTTTTGCTGTTACGTGCTTGTCCTCGCTGTATACATTCACTAGCTTTACCATGCTAGCCACCGCTTCATGCGGATCGCCGGCCTCCTTGCCGAGCACCACAAACAACTGATCAAGCGCCTGGGTAACGCCTACGATCTCATCCTTAGCAACACCCTTTTTTGCCACAAGGGTAGCGATATCAACTAAGCCGGCGAGTGATGTACGGGTATCCAGCTTTTTCAAACTGTCAATTAAACCGTTTACCTCTTCCGTAGTTCCTTTCGTGTAAATCTTGATTTGAGCAATAGAATCTGACAGCTCATAGTTTTGGTGGATCAGCTTTTGCGCACCAGATAATATTGCCTGGAATCCAAAATAACCTATTACGAACTGTGCCAGCTGATTTTTCATATCAGCAAAGCCATTGGCAATGCCAGCTGTAATCTGACTACCGACAGAACCGACACCCCTGAATTCTGCTTCCAGTTGGTGAACCTGTTGATTAAGTTGGTTTGCTTCCTGGCGATTGGCTATCATTTTCTTTTCGATAGCATCTAAACCGCCTGTTCCAGCAACTTTTACCCGATCATATTCTGTCTTCAGCTGGGCAAAAGAGGAGTTTAAATCTTTCAGTCGGCTTTTCGCTTTTGTAATTTGTCCGCCAACAAGGTCGTCAAGCCCCATTTGCTTAAATGCCTGCACGATCCCACTGGTATATTCCCCTACGAGTAGCTTATCCTGGGTGAATTGACGGCGGAAATTTTGCTCTGCAGCAGATAATTGTTGAAGTTTTTGAATAGCCTGGTCATAGGATATAGTTTGCCCCTGAAATTGGACAGGAGATCCTGTTGTTACATTTTGTGTTGCTTTACGAAGTTCATTATATTCTTTCCGTAAAGCATTATAGCTTCCAGCAGCAGCCTGGGTGCTTGATTGCTGCTGTTTTTGTTGGTTGATTTCTGCTTGTCTTACAATTTGTAAAGCCTGAAGTTCGTTTTTAGTATTTGTATATTCTGTCTTGAGCTGTATTTGCTTCAATCTGGCTTCATCATATGCAGCATTAGCTTTTTTAAATGCTTCTGACTCAGTACCCTGTGCCTTTGATGCATCGGCCATAGCTTTAGCCGCATCTTGTTTTGCTTTTTTGATATTGTTGAATTTGACAACTATGTTGTCAAGCTGTTTACCTACCTGGTCGTATCCGAGCGTCCGCAGCTCGTATATTTTCTGTACTTTCCCGAAAGTTGCACCCATAATTATAATTTTTCAATGATTGCGCCTGGTATATCAGTTATAAGCGCTTTCAGTGGAGAATATTTTGTATCGTATTTGTCTTGCGCTGTTACTTTGAACGTTGGATAAATGGAATTGAAGTCGTCTTCTGTAATGGGAGACCATTTGCGAAGATAACACTCAGTAGAACCCTCTGACAGTGGGCGATAATCATTTATCTTCACCAGTTCCCAACGCTCACCGCGTACTATCTTGTGCTCTCTGTGAAACCAGTTAGTTACATCCTTATTGTTCAAGCGGAAGTTGGTTATATAGAACTGGCCGTTACGCATGATCGCAAATCGTTGAAGAAAAAACCTTCGGAATAGCCCTGGCGCTCTTACCGGCCCTATTTTCTCATCACAATAAGATAATACAGGATCACTTTCTCCACCTGGTTGATAATTCACCGCAAACATGTATGGCAGGTTGATTTTATCTTCACCCTCAAACCGCCATCCCCCAGCATTTGCCACTAAACCTTTATACCAAGCAAGTTTTGGCTGGAAAGTGTTGCTTGCCTCATCCTTGCTGGTATTGCTAATATTCTCTGGGATGATGCATATTAGCTGCGGTTTTAGAGCCAGTGTTCCTTTGTTTTGCCATTGATCAACCTGATAATGCATTACAGGGGAAAAGAATCTATTTTCAATTGATTTAGTATCAGCCTTAAAGCGTTCTGGGAAAACATATTTAGCAGCCGCCAGTACATTAGAGTTTCTATCTTGAATGAGTTTCAAGATACCGTCACTACTATCATCTTTAAATTTCATTGTAACCTCTTTTTCATAATCTCGGAACAATTCCATCGTGGATACTTGAGAAAGATCCTGCTTCTGGCTCCAATCAGTGTGATCACCATTGAAATAACCTTGTCGAGGGCTAATGAAATTGTCATCAAGCGTATAAATATGCGCGGGTTCTAATAAAACAACTTTTTGATGAGGATCAGTACCAGGTAAAAGGTTAAACGCATCAACCACACCAGCAAGGAAATCGAGGAATTTATAATTTTTAAAGGCTGTATAGTTCTCGAAATCAACAGTACCTCCAATCGGTACTCGCATATAATCAAGAGAGAGTTGAAGCACCTGAAGATTAACGGAAGGACCACTCCCCTCACCTGATAACACAGCTTTTATTTTTGCTGTCACAGTATGGGTTGAAAATTCATTGTCAAGAATACATACGAAGGTATCCTCTTTTATACCACTCATTTCGTCACTGTAAAAAGCAGTAGTTGATTTGTCAGCAATTACGTGTGTCTCTATGTAAGCTCCATCTATATACCATTCAATGCCCATTACTATACTCTGACTTTGATGCACAAAAGCATACCAATCTACCTGAAGGTTAAAGTGAAACTCTAAACTACCATACCTATAGGCATCAGAATACGCCCATGTCATTTCACCGGTGGTAGCATTATACGTGTAGAGATTATTTGGGTTAAATCCTCCTTCGGTGTTTGTATTGGTTGCCTTTACATCTAAATACCCATTTGTAAAATTAGGTAGTGTGATTCGCTCTGTTCCCTTTGCCAGAAAACGGAGGTTATCCTGCCTATTTCCCTCTGAAGAAAGAAAGTTGCACCAGGTCCATGGCATCACTAAGCGCTTAAAGTAGTTTGTGGCAAAAAAGTCTGATTTGATTTTATATCCGACGCTTTTGAACCCCCAATATATAATCCAGTATACTGACAAAGATGGACGCATATATAAGCTAGTGGCGTTATCATCCTTATAATTTCCATCAGTAATACTGTCATCGTAAAAATCAAATGGCTGGCGGTACCGCACCGGTGCAAATACATAAGGTAGAAGCTCTGAGTCACCAGTAAAAGTCCACGAATCTTGTATACGTTCAGCTGTTAGCTTAAATCTGATATGCTTCAGCAGATCAAACAAAGTGGTCTCTTTGAGGTCGATCATCCAGTCGCCATTGTTTCCGTAGAAATCATACTGATAAGATACTGGCCGATCAGTATGGGTGGCGTTGGTTAAAAACGCCTTACCTACCAGCAACTCATCACCATTTGCCTCTATCATACCTTCCCGATAACCCCTGAAGACCTTGCCTGTGGTCATATCTTCAATGGATGGGTTGTGAAAAGTGTTTCCCAGCTTATCATTATTGACCGTGGCCGGTATAGTTACATTAAATGCTTCACTTGATTTCTTTTTAGTGAAATCTTCAGCATCCTCCAGATTGTAGCTTATACTTATGTCAAGTCCTGTATTGTTTAACTCAACATCTTGTCCATCAAGGCAAATCTTTATGTAATTGGAATTGGGCATCAGTTTCGAATTGTTATGTCTGTATTTGAAAACTGGAATTCTACAGTTAGTTGATATTCATATCGATCGTCTACCTTCAGGGTATTGTATGTTGCATCTTTCAGCAATACCGGCAGATAGTCATCCGGCTGTCCTTGTACTCCTTTCCACTCAATCCATACAGACGGACTTCTCATCAGTTCCTTTACCCATGAAATCACATCTTCCTGAAATACTGCTGTAACCTTACGGTTATCATTTGCCTGCACGTTGTACCGGCTATTACCTCCATCTGACTTTATCAGCGGCACGGAAAGAGGTTTCTGCCAGGTGCTACTTTTAACTTCATAGTTTTCTTCTGTTTGCCAGAATGTAATGGCATCTATTCCTCCAAGAGAGTTCAGGAAATGAAGCCGGCAGCTTTCATCCTCTCCTGGTGTACCATCTTCGATGAAGTAATGCGGAGTAGTAGCGACAACAGCGCCTTCAAGGTTCGTTACCTGCATATAATACTCCTCCACATCCTTCCACGGAATAGATGGAAATGTATTCTCCATATTTTTTGATCCGAATGGTATGTATTGTACTTTCTGATCCATAATTTATGGGTTTAAACCACTTTGTAAATAACCACTTCTGCCCCCCTGGCAACTACCAAAAGCTGTGAAATAGATGTCGTAAAGCCCATTAGGAACGGTAACATCCTTGTATGTAATATTTGGGTCAGAGAAAACAACAGTAAAATCACCTGTATCAGTGGTCTTTCGGTACTCTATTTTCACACCGGTAACATAATAAGGCATCGCATTCCAGCTAAATCTGAATAATTGAGTTGTAGGATTAACCGGTGACAAAATAGCGGTAGGCACCACTATGGGGCAAGCGTTATCAAATACTTTAACGGCATGATTGAATGTTGTTTGACCTTTGTACCTGAAATAGGCAATAATGCCTTTAATCGGGCTAGAATCTGTGTTTATGATAGGATAATAATCACTTTTCCCTAATTTGATTCGGTGAGATAATGGCCGGTGCGAAAGTGGAAATACGTTGGGCGACCAGGTGCCAGCCTTAAAGAAGTTCAGATGCTCTGACAAAACCTGGTTATCTTCCTGCTGCAGGGTTGAATTTACAATAAAGGACGTGTTACTTTCAGTTCCACCACCAGAAACAGGAGATATCGTTCCAGTACCCTGAACCGGAACAATGCCTTCAGGCTGGATAAATCCATCCGTGGTAATTTGTGAGGCCCGGAATCGACAAAAGACGCTGGTCATCACCGAATCAGCAGGATAGATCATTGCGCCCCCATTCGGAGCCAGGTATTTCTTGAGGTATTCCTGAGCCGCATCTTGTATATCAAACTGCCATTCACCAGAGGAAAAGACAAGTGTTTTAGAAAGGGTTTTGTAAAATACCCCTCCAAAGTAGATATCACAATAAACAATGGGCGGCTGGCCAGTGCCGGCAGTTGGAGTTGCCGTCACACGGTACAAAATAGGCCGGTAAGCGGCGCTTAATCCATTCGTGGCAGTTTGATATGTGATTGCTGTAATAGGCATCAGATTGTCTCAGATTTACATTTTTGGAATACCGTTTCTACCAGGTTATCAAAACCGACAGACATGTAAGCATCAAGTTCCTGTTCCTTCTTTGTCATAGCAGCCTCTATCATGCCGGTGCGCTGGCCGGTGGAACTATACCTTTTACTGGCAGATGTCGGCATGCCTTCCTGCTTGTGCTTATTCGCAGTAGCAAAAGCCAGCGCCAACGCCTCTTTATCGCTTTTTCCGCGTAGGATCCAGAACTGGCGCAGCCCCTCAATGTATTGAGATGTGCCGGCACCAGAACGAGAACCTGGTGAGTAAGGCACGCGACCTGCAGCTACTCCGTTATTGACAAAACGAGTATAATCAACCGCTGTACCGGTGAGAATACGAAGCGGCCCCAATTTGCCTACTACGTATGAAAGCGAATTTTCCAAACCACCTGTCAGGTAGTGGCCCTGTGCGCGACTTTCGTCCTTGATACCAGCGTTTACAATGACAGCGCCGCCCTTCATTATCTCTTCGGGAGTTCTCATATCGCATTTAGAAGGTTTGATTGTTGTTCCAGTTTCACCAGAGTATCCTGTAATTGCTTGAAGTTGGTAAGTATTCGCTCCTTACAGAGGCCGCACCCCATATCAATTTCCTCATCCGGCGCCACGTAGGTTTTCCATATTTGCAGCAGGTAGGCCATACTTGCATCTGAATAACTGGCTGTAGCCCTGCTGATCATGTTTGTTTCCAAAATCTCTTTCCTGTACTCTGAAGGAATCGTCTTTGCTATTTCTGTAAGGGTCATGTCAGTTTGATTTTGAAGTGTTCGCAAACCTTGCGCTGTATCCTTTCCGGCTTCATATGAGGATACTTTTTACGCATCTGCATTGTATAAGACTGGATCTCCTTGAATTTTTCGAAGGACATTCCTAAACGTGCCGCTGCTTGCTCATCGGTTATGCTTGATTTTACTGCATTAGGGTTTGATGGAGCTGTTGCTGATGAAAAATTTGAAGCTAAATACATAGTTTACAGTTTGTGTTCCGGATGCGGATCGGCAACGGGAACGGTGATAGATGAAATTCCTTCAGTTGTGTAGTCCTCAATATCACAGCCAACCATCAGGGAGAACTGGAAATCCAGTCGTACACCGGACACCCGGTCGCTACCAATAGAGGACACTGGGTCAATCATGCTTTGCTGGGTAGTAGATAGACGAAAAACATATGTGGTTAAACCCTTTTGCCGCTGGATGCGATCCAGCACACGCAGGAAGTTGACAGCGCATCGCTTCATATCGTGCCAGTCCTCAGTGATTGAATGAGTGGAAGTGCGTGTGTTGGGATTAGGTGCCTTGACCTGGTTGTTACCAGTGTAGTAAGTGGTATTCAGGAAGAACATAACTGCACGGTAGGTTTCCCACTCACCAAATACTCCGGTAAAACTACCCTGGCTACGTGGCGGCATCATAAGCGCCATCGGATATTTCCTGCCTGATACCGGCTTAATATCGTCATTAATGACACTTTCCAGCTGGTCGCTGTTTATCTCCAACCCGAAACGGGGGCAGAGATGAAAGCGCCCCTGAATGCCTTTCGACTGTTCAAGGACGCTTTTAAAGAAGGTTTCTATGAATGGGTAGCTGGTCATGCTTGGGCGGGTTTTGCTGAGAATGAGCCAAGCGGGTTGTTCAGCGCTTCTTCTTTTGCTTTAATAGCTTCCTCGGCAAGCTCTTTTTTGATCTGATCGTCAATCTCACCAGATAACTCCTGCCATTGAGAAACAGCTTCTGCGCCTGATTCCAACAGTGCCACATATTCATCAATGCTTACACCAAGATCCTTTGCACTCTTACCCTCCAGATTGTTCGATAGTAATGCAAAGTCCATCATGGTTAGATCTTCCGGCTTCCTAACCAGTAGCTTTTTCAATTCACCAGGAGAAATACCAAGTGACAAGCATGATGAATATTCGAGAGCAATTTTTGCCGTGTCATACCACTTAGGACCAATTGCCGTAATTGGCATTTTGGTTACCTGTAATGCTTTCTGCTTTCTTTCGTTGAATTGCTGTACTACGTTCATATAATTTGATTTAGTTGATGACTACTTTGATTTTTCTCTTTCTGCCTCATAGTCAAGGTGCTGAGCTTCGTTCAGTTCCTTTTCTTCAGATGCATATACCAAAACATCAAAAGCCAATGCCATCCTCGCACATTGAATGCTATTCATGTTTGAACCAGGTATATCAAAGACTTTCGTTTTGGCTATTGACTTCAGGAAATTCACCCATCCCCATTGTTCGAAGTGCTTTGCTGAGTGTTTTCCGCCGCCTTTTATTCGGCTACGTTGGAAGACTGGAAATGATGATTTGACAAACTTATTGAAGCGGTCAAAAAAAAACCTACACCCAGTGCGATGTCCATCGGTAACTCCCGCATCATCTCTATCCGCTCACTGTTATCATAAAGAAACGATTCGTCGTACTCCTCAGAGGGTCTTCTTAGATAGATGGCACAAAGGTTTAGCATTGCATCCCAGCGGCTTTTACCAAGCTCCATTAGATTTTGAACTACCTGCTTCGAGTCAATGAACTCACCGAACTTCATCTGATCACCATGCTTAAGTGAAGGTGGATGCAATACCCAGGTTTCTCCTTTCCAGTGATACTCCTGCAAGCACTCTACCTTACTCTCGCTTTCAAACAATACAGAGAGGCAGGAGTGGTAGATGTTAGCGATGTTATCTACGAACTCGCTCTCTTTTAGCGCGTCAGGCGTACATCCGGCAAAGAAGGCGAAGGTTCGGAACATCTTCTCCATTCGGAATTCCATTTCTTCCATCTCCTTATCTAAGCCATCCTCCATATCAACTATCTTCTTCAGCCATGTGTCCAGTTCATTACCATATTCCTCTTGAAAGGCAATACGTTGACCCAGGGTGAACTCTGATAAGGAGGTAGGGATTACTACCTCCTTATCGTTAATTGTTATCCTCATTACTGATTACCTTTTGCTGGTTTACGACCTTTCGTGCTCGCCTCCGGGTCTGCCAGCTGCTTATCAATAGCAGCCTGCTGTGCTGAGTCGGCTGCCTGCTGCTTGATGGCTGCTGCTATTTCTTCAATAAACTCCACCGTGATTTCTCTGTCCTCGTATCCTTCAACTCCGGCTTTCTTTGCCACACCACGAATAAAAATTTGCTCTTCAGGAATAGTGGCGTTTTGTACCAACCCTTCTGGAGAGATAGAATCAAACTGGTCATAGAGTTCATTCACACGTTGCCTGAAATGCTGTTTGTCAGCTTCAAGCGGTGTGAGTACAGCAACATCAATCTGCTTTGCATACTCGATTTTTTCGCCCATGAAATCCGTAATCGGAGGATGTTCTACGATAGCGCCAGTATGAGCAGATTTGCCAATCATGGCAGAGAGTCTGTTAATCAGGCGGGTTAATCCTGATTCTACGATTAACAACACAGAATGATCGTTTTCAAGAACGCCAGCGATATCCTGTTTAGCTTCATCAAGAATATCAAGAGCAATAGAAATGCGTTGGGTATTTTCCATAAACTACCTTTTCATCAAAGGTAATTAAATTGAGTTTACAGAACTCTTTTTGATTTTTATATCCAATCCAACTTTGAGAGTGAGGACGATGGTAACGAGGATGTGTCAGTACTTGTATTTGCCACCTTGGTTTTCTTTTTGCGCTTCAGCCCTTTATAAGTTGTAATACCATACCTGCCCGCATCTTTAAGGTGGTTGTTTGCGTCTACTGGCTCGTCTGTTGGTTCACCATCAGCGCCGAGTTTCCACTTATACTCTTCGTTCTCCATCCATAGGTTATCAGAACATTCTGTACCATAGTTCTCCATAGCAGCGACTTGCTTGATACCAAATTTGAGGCTATCAGGACCCTTGTCGGCTGCTCTGATATGGGTAAATCCAAGATCCCGTAATTCCTGAATACTCTTTGGCTCTGCCGAATCAGCGATAATAATTGCATTTCGCGGTACCCCGCGTAGCCGCATCATGTCTGCCAAAGCCGGATTAGTTAGGCCAGGTTCATAAATCACCTCATGCCAGAAGGCCCTGTTATTATGTATCTTGAGTTCTACCACCGCAACGGGATCACCAGAGTAACCAAAGTCAATGGCATATATAGACGTGTAGGGTAGAGATCTGAAGAAGGCGAGGGTAATATGCTTCCAGTTCCTGTAAATTCTACCACGCGCACCCTCCGGCACCAAGCCGCATACGTCCACATAGTACTGTTCAGCGTTGTAGAACTGGCTATTGGTATCTCCATATGCCTGGTATTTGGCTACAGTCTTTGCATTGAGGTTCTTGATGTTGTCTTTGTAGGTAGAGTGGATACAAAGAACATCAGGGTTTTCCTTCGGAATGGCTTTGTAATATGGGAGCGGCTTTCCTTCCGGATGGTAATTGCCGTTTGAATCTGTGTATGGCTTTCCATCGAATAAACCACATTCCTCCAGGTTGTAAAAGCGCTTTATAAGCCAATGGTTTTTGCTGGGAGGGTTGTATAGGAAGATAACCTGGATATTGTCAATCTTATCGGTACGTATGGAATCATCCAGCTTGTTGACATCACCTTCAGGGTTCTCGTCTGCCTCCTCAATAAGTACATGTGTAATACCCGCCAGTGATTTCAGCTTTGCAGACCGGTTGCCGCTTGATTTTCTAAAACCCTTACTGATGATCGTATTACCTGTAGGCTTATACAGGATCGTCATCTTGCTCTCATTGATCTCAAAGTCTTCCTCGTCGAAGTCACTTTCCTCTAACCGGTCTTTGAAGTCGGCAAACAGGGAATCCCTGATATCAGAGAACACGTTGCGTAGGAATACACCTCGGAAGTAGTTGGTTTGGGTAAGAAGGAACAGGAAATACCTGGTGCCGAAATGGGAACGCCCAGCGGCCCGGCCACCCCAAATGTGAATGTAGCGAGCCTTGGTGGTGAAAACAGGCTTATAAAGCTTAGAGAACTTGTGTCTGTACTCACTCCCCATTATCCTCAAAGATTACCCTGTGTGTGACTTCGGTTGGTATTGGACCGCCATTAGGGCCGGAATGCTCGTTGCTGGTTCTATCCTTGTACTTCTCCGGGGCATGCGCTTTAAGCAGAACTATCAGCAGGGTGTCGCTGTATTCCTGTACCCAAGCAACACGTTTACCTTTGTAGTAAATGCCCTTTTTTACCCCCTTTACCGCTCTCCTGTTGGCTTCATCCTCCAGGACACCGATAGCCATCTTAGAAACGGCTTTAAATCCATCAATGAAGTATTTGTTATCTGGCTTGCTCTCATCCAGCCAGTTGTAGAATGTTCGGCGTGCGATTTTGGATTTCTTGCAGGCTTCAGTAATGTTACCGCATGCTTCGTAGGCAGCAAGGGCATCTTGTTGCATTTTCTCTTTTGGTCGTATTTCTCCTTTTTTTAGACGTGCCATCGTGCAGGGATTACAGTACAAAAGTAATCAAAAAGAGGCAAGCGAACTCTATTAGAGTTTTCTTGCCTCAATACTATCTTACCCGTACCCGGTTTGGTTTAAAATAATTCTTCGTAAACGTACCTGAATCCCTGGAAGCCTCTCATATGTATCTTTCGGGGAGCTTTCTGTACCGGACCTGCCAGCACCGGCCTCGAAATCTCTAATAGACCGGTCTTCTGCCTGCCGGTCATCGTGATTTTGACACCTGGCATACTTCCAGGCTGCGTCGCGTGTTTCGTTATCCATTTGATTCGGCCTCCTTCGCCGGTTAGGTTAATTCGTTAATAAATCTTATTGCCATTGCAGCAACCTGTACCGCTTCGGCGCGCATCCGCTCTTTTGATCCATCTTTTTTGACCTCATCCCATAGCTCGTCTACTTCCTCCTTTAAGACAGCAAAACCTTCATGAGCGCTATTGAATTTTACTTCCTTAAATTTAGTTTTAGCGCGATTAATTTCGTCATCTATCAATTCAGCTGTTGCATTACCAATGCGTGGTACATATGTTGGATAACTCATGATTATTCCGCTAACGTTACGGTACCCGGTTTAAAGTATTTTTCAGAAATAATATGTCTCAAACTTTCCTCCCCGATTGGATAAAAATGATTTACATAATTAGGCCTAGGGTTGTTACGCTCGGTTTGATAGCCTAAGTCCTTCATGAACTGGATGAATTCATCATCTACTCCTATATAAGGCTCGGCTATCCCATGACCGCAGCAGCAGCCATTAGTTGCCACACCTATTGCCCACAGCATCATTACTTCGTGGAAGATGCATTTATCTATCCAGTAGCCCTTATGTACTGAATTAAAATGTTTGGGTGGAGGAACAAACAGCGCATTTGCCTGTGATCCCATAGCTACATTATTACAAGTGCATTTGAATGAATTATCATCATTCGTCTGTAAATCTTTTTCTTGTTTCATGACTGTGTCAGGTTTAAAGGTGATGAGATTGTTTTCGAGCAGGTGGATAAGGAGTTGTGCTCGGGCTTCTGCTTCTGTTTTATACCATACTGTTTCAATGTGCCTTTTTCCACCTGCTTCTGAATACCCGACCGAATGGCCTCTCCAATTATGTCGATGATACCAATCATAGGATAAATTTGAATCAGGTCGAACTGGCAATAGCTCTCCCAGCTCCGCGACATCGAAAGCTGGTGCGATCGCATCGCCATGCCAGCCGAACCGGATACACTCACCGTGCGTTCCGGACTTAGCGGGCATGTGCCAGAAGGTGACACCTTGGGTGGGTACCCCGAGTTCCACCAGGCGCTTACCCTGTTCCAGGGTGCAGCATTTGTCTTGTAGTTTCATTTTCGTTATATTTAGTACCTAAATTTTTTATATGGCAAAATTTGTAAGAAGTCATTTAAACTACAATCAGAGCGAGGCAATCAACTTAGATTATGTAAAAAGAGTCACCAATGGTCTTGATGGAGACAATTTTTTTATTCTGTTTGAATATGCTGATGGTTCCGAACGTAGATGGGGATACCCCAGAACTAGTCAGGGAGGCGCTCAATACGAGACCGATTTGGGAATTGTAGATGATAAGTTAGAGTTGAAATAATCTCCTGAGTAACCTCCCTGCCAACTTTAGATTTGCCCCTAAAACCCGGTATCATCCTTGTCAATGTTACCGCCTGCTGCCAACTCCGGGGTTTTGCTTCTCATCAGCTCCTGCATATCCCAAATCGTAATTGGTGCCTGCTGTAACCTACCAGCCATTAATGTGGCTGTCTGCTCATCAACCGGGTGAATTGCATATACAGCAGAGGAAGAATAGAACCTGGTGAACCCGGGCTGTTTTTCTGTGGTTGGTACATCAACCCGCAGCATGTTTGAACCAGCGATATTCTGCTCGGAGCATTTACCGGCAATTTTCTGGTGCCCCATGAGTTCTACGATGCACCATTGTTCGAATTTTTCTGTTGTCATAATTTGTTATTTATAGTTTAAAGATTTTACAGGTCGAATAGGGTTGGCATTTTTACACTTTCTTCTGCAGCTTTACAGTATGCTGCACCGTCAATGAAGTAATTATGATTTAGCTCAAATGCAACCCCAAACCTTTCCAGTTCAACAGCCAATGACGGTACCGTCATTATTCCACCGAAGGGATCCAAAACCATATCACCTTTATTGGAAAGCTGATTGATCACCCGCTTCCCCAGGTCTATTTGAAGCGGACAAAGGTGCATCTCCTTACCTTTGCTGTACTGAGAACTATTGAGTGTCCTCATTCTTGTAATATCCGTCCATACGTCATCTGACCAGCTCTGAGGCTGTAAGAGCATAAAAGTTGTTGGCAGCTTTCCAGTGGCTTCCAGAGAATCCCCGATTGAAACATGATAATCGAAATCGTAAACATGATTTAAGGAATAGTCTTTGAACACCTTGAAAATTTTATCATGCTCCAAACCAGCAATCTCATTTGGAGTAAGCAGCCTATCACCAGATGACCGGGCATAGCCATGTGCATCTACCTGCCATTTTGATAAAGAGTACTCCTTCTTTTGCTTTACTACCGGGATGTCGGCATAACTGTTTGAGGTATCGGTAGGAGGTTTTCTAAAAAGGAGCAGATACTCTGGCATTCCCACCCCCATTTTGCTACCGTCTTTACATTGCTCTGACCACCCGAGGCGATAGGTTTGGTTATTCTCACGTACTACATCAGTCACAATTGTCTTCATGCCCATATACGCAAACCCGTGTTTCTGAAAGTGCATGATGGTATGACAATGGAAGGGATATGAAGTTTGAGTTCCCAGGCCTGTCATCCCGATCGGAACAATCCTATCCTTAACATGAATTGCTGCTATTCTCCCGGGAATAAGTGCACGGTAAAGCTCCGGTGTGAGGTAGTCCATCTGTTCAAAGAACTCCTCATTATTTTCACTATGACCGAAGTCTGAATAATTCGGGGAATACTCGTATTGAGTTGCGAACGGGATGCTGGTAAGTACCAGGCCTATGCTATTCGATTCCAGTCTCCGTGCCTCCAAAACACAATCATTGTTCACAATGCGGTACCGGCTGCCTTTCACCTCGATTCTTTCAACGCCAATCTTCCTGGTAAGCAGATTCGCCATGGCTGATTGTGATAGCCCAAATTCTTTTATTATGTCTGTCATTACTCGAACTTGTTTATTATGATTTTGCCATTTCGTTTCAAGAACCTTTCTGACTTCGCGCTCTGCCTCGGTATAGATAAGGTCAATACGTACCCGATGCTGCTGAAGAAATCGTAGCAGGCGATGAATGGATTGAATAAAGTCATTGAATTTAAATCCGATGCCCAGGTATATTGCCCAGTGGCAGTGTCTCTGTAAGTTGGTACCAGAACCAAGCATGCACGGTTTAGCTGCCAGCTCCTGAATTTGTCCATATGCAAAGGCAGATACTGTATCCTCCCTCACCTCTAGCTTTTGGGAGCCATAAACAGCCTGGCAGGAAGGAATCGCTTTTTCAATGGCCTGCCTTTCGCTTTCCAGGTCGTGCCAGATAATTCTGTGAGCAGCTGGATCCTCGGCACGCAGTTCCAATAATTTAGATATGCGATCGGAGAGACTATCTCGTTTTTCCTTTGCAGCGCCAGTCAACCCCAGTGCAACATCTTTAAACAATCTTCCCTGGCCACTCTTTTCGCTACCTGCAGATGTATGATCAGTTGGCAACTCGTGCCATCTTAAATCAAGTTCCGGAAGGATGTAACCCTGATCATCCGCAGGGTCTCCAGTGATGTCAGAAGGTTTCTGAACAAACAGGCCCCAGCTGGCAACCCACAGCCAGAACTCTTTTTCCTTATGTGCATGCAAGGTGAGCTTATCTGCCTTGGTGCTATCACGCTTAAAAAACCTTGTTTTGGCCTGGCTGATATCCATAATGCCCAGGAAATCCGCGTATGCCAGCAGCTCTATATAGTCGTTTGGAGAAGGCGTTGCCGTCGCTACAAATCTATATGGTACACATTCTGATCCCCTTCGATTGCCAAGCGGACCGCCATCACCGGTAAACAGGCGCATAAATTCTCTGAATGTTTTACTACCTCCGAACCCTCTCAATATACTTGCTTCATCAAGGGATGCTACCTGGAATAACCGGGGGTCTATCTTACCATCCCTAACCGTCTCGTAATTGGTTATGTATATCCCGGTTTCCTCGCATTCGTTGATAGACCTGATGAACTTCGGGAGTACCTGCCATCCGAGGATGTTCCTTGCATCATTAATAAACTCCTGCCGTACACCGAGTGGAGCAATGATTAACCCACGGCCACCGGTTCTGGTGAGAATTATACGAATGGTTTCCAGTTGCGTTACTGTTTTGTGCAAGCCAAATGAAGCGAAGTTTGCACGACGGCCACCCTCAACATTCCACTTCACCATTAACCGATTATGAGGTTTCAATGCTGGGTTGATCTCATCAATGCTGACTTCAAATCCGTTGCTGCCTGCTAACCTAACCTTCCTTTTAAGGAATTCATTATACTCAATCATGTTCAATCCTTTTAGGCTGTTTTACGTTCTGACAATTCCACAATACCGGCGTAGCTTGCCTCAATAATCACCTTTGCTTGGTTCACCTCCACAGCATTACCAATGAACTTTTTTTGATCCGCCTGTGTTCCTTTGAGATGATAATTATCACCAAACCCCTGAATTCTAAGTAACTCTGGTATTTTCAGCATGCGCATTTTGATATCAACAATACCGTGGCTCGCCATGAACTCCTTGATTTTAATAAGGCACGGAGAATCAGTTTCAAAGATTTCAATCCCCAGCTGGCCGTTTTCTGCCTGCACCAGGTATATCGGTGCTTTATCGCTTCTTGCTACGATCACAGGTGACGGCTGTTCCGTAGAGGTAGCATATCCTCCCCATGACGGGTTTACCAGGTAGGACCACTTTCTATTTGCGGTAATTGTCGGTGCTGGTGCATCCAGGCTGGTAGGCATGTTACTAAAGTTTGTACCCATGAGAAAAGCACGTTGAGCAGAAACAAGGGCGTATTTATCGTTAGTGACAATTGTGCCGGCCGGCTGATTAATAGACTGGTGGTTATGTTTTCCTGAGTAATTTTTATCAAGCCATACCGCCTGCACCATTGATAGCCTATCCTTTGTTGGCAAAGTTGATGCAGGTTCTTCAATGCTGTTCAACTGGCCGCCGCTGCTGTAGTACTTTGCTATAAAGCTCACATTTACTAAGGATTGACAATTAAACGTGGTTACAGTTCCCGCAGGACCAGTAACAGGAATGACCTTCCCCTTTGGCCTGCCGGAAAAATGTTTGGCAATGAACATCTCCTCACCATTAGCAACATACTTAACCAGACCAGCATAAATCCTTTCCAGCGTCTTTTCAGAAAGTGCCTTCTGCCGTGAAAAAATACTCTTCCCTTCATCCGAGAGATCCAGTACGTCCTTTACTGCTTTCCATTTAGCTAGGTGTCCAAACATGCCATTTGAAACTTGCTTTTTGCTATGGGTGGCTTCCGGCCAGTTAATAGGCAACCCAGGTCGCATGAATTGAGCGAAATATCTTTTTCTGGAAGTATGAGCACCAAAGTCCGCGGCATTGAGTATCCTGTAGTCAAAGTTGTAACCGTAAGACTGCATATTATTTACCCATCTCAGATAGTCCTCACCATTACGCCGTGATATTGGCTTGCCATTTTTATCCAGGGGGCCCCAAGCCATAAACTCTTCTACGTTTTCAATAAACCATCCATCCAGATACAACTCTTCTTCATACCGGAACAGATGCTCCGCAAGTGTACGACTGTCAGCATCCCGCGGAAGTCCTCCTTTAGCCTTTGAAAAATTGGTACACTCAATGGAGGCCCAAATGAATATCAAACAATCAGGATCCTGCCGGCGTAGCTTCTTTATTATAACCTTCAACTCTGCGAGATCAAGTACCTGTATCTTTTCAACGTAGTGTATACAGTCTGGATGATTAGCCTCATGAGAAGCTATTGCCAGCGGATCGTGATTGACACATGCAATCACTTTAGCAAACTCCTGGTCTTTATACCTGGCTCTGTGAATGCCTGAAGTAACACCACCTGCTCCGCAAAAGAGATCTATGAAATATATCTTTCTCATAATTGTTTTTCCAGTTCGCTAATAAATTTTTTGTAATTCTTCCATGTGAATCGTATCACCTTCCACCCCAGCTGCTGTGCAGCATTGTATTTTTCCGTGTCCTTTGTAAAGCCATCAACAGTGGTATGGCCTGACTTTTCGCTCATCAACCCCTCATACTCGATACCAATCATTTTATCTGGTAGTGCGAAGTCGAAACGCCACATTCTTTCGGGGTGAAACCGATGTTCCTTTACTACATAGTTTCCAGTTTCCAGAGACCAGGCTACCAGATTTCCCCACATCCAAACAACTTGCTTGCAATCCTGACGAGGAATTTTTGCGCCCTTTTTCTTAACTGGCTGCTCCAGCTCCCGGATCACATCCTCGTTGATCTTTGCGCAGGCGCTTTTCTTAAGCTGCTCCAGCGGTATACCTGTCTTTCTCATCAGAACGGCAGGTTAGATTGATCAAATTTTGCATTGGCCTGGGTGATAGGTATCAGTTTTCCTGCGTAGTTCTCGTCGGCTTTTTCCATGAAGAAAGGCTCTTCGAATATCTGTACATCCAGTCGTGCCTTAAGCGCCAGCGTTTCCAGCCTACCATTCCTGTGCTTTGCAATTTTCAGGTAGGTATTCCCTTTTACTGTATCATCTACCTCCTTCTCGTTCTTCTGATAATCATCTCGGTACAGGAACATCACCATATCAGCGTCTTGCTCGATCGCACCAGATTCCCGAAGATCAGATAGCATGGGTACGCTTCCAGATCTCTTTTCAACATCCCGTGAAAGCTGGGAAAGGGCTATGATGGGAATTCCTATCTCTTTTGCCAGTGCTTTAATTTGCCTGGAAATCTTGCTTATTTCCTGTTCACGATTACCGTTCTTTCCATCTGCTCCGGCTGTCATCAACTGCAGGTAGTCAATGATGATAAACCCAACACCGTGCTTGTTTACCATCTTTCGCGCTTTTGATCGCAGTTCCAGGATTGACAAACCTGGAGTATCGTCAATGAAGATGTTCTGATTGAGCAGCTTTTCATTCCACTGGTTACGTAGAGTTTCAAGCTGCCATGATTCAAACTTCCCTCGACGGATGGCATCAAGCGGCACCTCACAGGCTGCGGACATAAGCCTTTGTGTAACCTGACCGGTAGACATTTCTAGACTGAACACGCCGGCTTTCACTGGTTTTACAGGATGATAAGCGGCATTCCGAGCAAGATTCAATGCAAAGGCTGTCTTACCCACTGATGGCCTGGCGGCGATGATTATAAAATCTGTGTTCTGCCAGCCAGCGGTAAGCACATCCAGTGATCTGAATCCGGTATGCACCCCGGTAACATCCAGTTTCTGCGTCGTGCGCACCTGTAGCTCATCTATCTCTTTTGAGTAAGCAGCTGATATCGGTTTGAAATCTCTTTTTAGATGCCCGGCTGAGAGGTTGAAAAACTCGGTACCCACCGTGTCCATCAGATCAAATACATCCTGCTCCTGCTTGTATGATTCAGTCATAGCTACGGCAGCGATTCTGATCAACTCCCTGCTCATGTACTTTTGCAGGATGATCCTCGCATGCGCTTCTACATTCGCAGAGGATACGACATTGTTTGTAAGAGTGGTGACATAGTATGCATTACCTATATTTTCGAGCTCACCCATGGATTTCAGCTCGCCAACAACAGTCAGGATATCGATCGGTGATAGCTTCTCTGCCAGCCGGCTCATTGCCATGTATATCTTCTGGTGAGCGTCGTTGTAGAAAACATCAGTCTTTACGATTTCAGCCACAATATCAAAGGCCCCTTTTTCCAACATGATCGCACCCAGCACTGCCCTTTCCATCTCAATTTCCTGTGGAGGGAGGTAGCCGCTCATGAAGTCATTCGGACGATATACGTCTGGTACGTTCTTCCAGCTCTTTCCGCTTCCTTTGGTACTCTTCCGAAGATTGAGATCCCTGTTGTCCATCACTGCTATTGTTTTTGCCTTTATTAAATTTTGCATCATTCTTTTCCCACTTGATCAGTCTTAGCTTCAGATCCCAGGTCTCCTCCAATTCACATTTCATCTTAGTTTTAGACCTATTCGGCTCCGACCAGTGGTTGTAAAAAGCGCGCAGCATTTCCGGTTTATACTGCTCCAGGTATACAGTCAGTTCCTGATAGAACTTCTGCTGACGTTCCACCAGCTTACCCTGCTTTTCCTGTAGTTTATCTTTTGGAGGAGAAGAATTTTCGGTGGGGGAAGGATGAGGCGCAGCCTCTTCCGGCACAATCAATTCTTCTTTTATTTCCTTTTCTTTTATTTCCTTTAATTTGTTGATACATTCCGCCTTATTTTGAGTTTCTTCCGCCGGATTGCCGTCATTAATCTCTAAAAGCCAGATATTTTCGTTTAGTACCCTATCCTTACGCTTGCGTGTCGCATCCAGCCAGGTCTTTTGTATACGTTCTGAAGTGAGAATGTGAAACGTATTAAACACGGTTTGATTTAACAACCCCCATTTAATAAACCTCGGTACAACCTCATTAACGAAACTCAAGGAGAAACCACAGTAATTGTAACGTCTCAAGAACTTCAGTTGTACTTCTTCATTCCACTCAGCAAAGTATCCTTCATTCTTATAAATCCACCCTAATAGCTTTATCCATAATAATTCACCCTTTGATCCATATTCACCTATGATCATACCGAGCTTGTCATCCTGATCCAGGTCGATATCAATTGGGAAATAATCCAGTCCTATTTTTGCCGGCCTTGCCATTTAGAATAATTCCTTTTGTTTTGATTCACGGCTCTTTTGTTCTTCATTAATGAATGCATCCAGGGATTTCTCCCACTGCTTCGCTTTCTCCAGATCCGAGGAGGCTCTGTACTTGAAATACTCCCTTTGAAGACCTCTTGTCCTTCTGGCAAGCTCAAAGAGTCGATCAAACTTCTTCTGAAGCGCATCCAGCTTTTCATTAGTGTTGTCTGCCATAGGTTTACTTTTTATAAATGTTGATCAAATCATCCAGCACACTCGTTTGAATATCGTCTCCTCCTGCGCTTATAGCCTGTACTATTTCTCTCTTCTTTTCAATGATTCCATAGATATGATTATCGATTGTATTTGATCCGGCGAAGTATACGCAATGGACATTATCCTTCACGCCAATACGGTAGGCCCGGTCCTCCGCCTGATCATGATGCATCGGGTTCCAGCCGAATTCAAGGAATAGAACTGTAGATGCTGCTGTAAGTGTGTGACCTACTGCCCCTGCCTGGAAGTTGAGAACGATTGCAGGTACCTGCGGATCCTTTTGAAAACGGTTCTTATTTTCCTGCCTGGCTTCTATGGATTCTTCACCAGTAAGTCTCACGGCACCTTTAATAGACTCTGCCACCAATGCGACCATCTCGATGTGCCAGCAAAAGATGATTACCTTTTTTCCGGCAGAAATGATTTCTTGTGCATATTCCAGTAGCGCATCAATCTTACCCTTACCAGATAGCTTTTTCAAAACACCAATTTGAACCAGTGCTTCTGCCCTCATGGCATTAGTAATCTGTTCAGATGTCTTGCCGGATTCTTCCAGGAATTGCATGAAGTTGCGCTCCGCCTTTTCATATTCCTTTCGATTAGATAGCTCACAGTGTATTACTTGCCTTGTTTTGTCTGGCAAATCCTTCAGTACATCCTTCTTCATCCGCATGTAAAAGCATGATTTACGCAGCCGGTAAGCCAGTTCAGGAAGGTTCTGAGCGCGTCCACCAGGATAGAATGTATCCAGGAAGTTCTTCTGCCCGCCGAATTCTGATTTCAAGGCGCCGGTAATCCTAAGCGGTACCAGCAGATCCTTCGGATCGTTTACAACAAAGGTTCCAGAAAGCAGGAGTTTGTATTCCGGATGCTGGGCGATAGCTTCGGCATACTTGCTTTGTTGGGTAGAATGGTCCTTGATGCGATGAGCTTCGTCAATGATGATGGATTTGAACATCTTCGCCCTTTCATTGACTACGATCTTTACAATGTTTCCATTCTTGTCAGTAACAACAGAATCAATGAAGTACTTTCTCAGACCCTCGTAATTACAGATGAATACACCGATATTCATCTGGCTCCAAATATTCCCCCAGGTCCTCCTTATAGAATCATCCATAATAACAGATCTTTTACCAGCAACTATCTGCCACTCTTCCTGCCAGTTCAACTTCAATGAAGATGGGCAGATCACCAGGCTGGGGAATGCGTTTGCAATGGATACAGTAGCAATTGACTGGGTTGTCTTACCAAGGCCCATGTCGTCACCACACATTGCTCCTTTCCTGTCCAGCTGAAAAGCAACACCTTCTCCCTGGAAGGGGAACAACTTACGCTTGATATAATCCAGTTCGTTTAACTGCAGCTGAGGTAAGGCAGGGAAATCTTTCCAGTTCTGAAGCTGAGTGTCAGTATCAACAAAATGAAACTTATGCTTTTGAGCAAAAGCAACCAGCTCATTTCTATGTGCCTTATTTATTCTGAAGGTTTTGCTTACCGGGTCGAATCTCCTTGTAGGAAAGTGATGCTTTATAAGATCAACCATGATCCTGCGATAAGGGAATTTGACTTCAAACCATTCCTTCTTTTCTGCGATTATATGTGTCGGTGACTGTTCCATTTTATTAAGATGATGTTGGGCCCGAAGGCCCTAATTATGCTGCATCCTCTTCGCTACCATTATCAAATGGCAATTCCTGTTGAGCATCAGGGGCATGCTTTCCAGCCAGGTATGCCTCAATTTCTGACATGACCAGGGTAGTGATCTCACCAAGCTCAGAGGCATATCCGTAGCCGTCGTCATCATTCCATTTAATAGCAGGAGGAGATAATGGCATTTTCTTTTCCGTAGTGAGTTCAACTGAACCACTGATCTTGACGCCAGATTCGTCTGGAAGGAAGGTGATACTGTTAACAGGATACTTGTCAACTATATCATCGTTTGGTCTGTCGACATCGTTAATCTCATCCTGTTTCAGATGCTCAGACGATAAGCCCAGGTGAACGTTCATTCGACGGAAAGCCAGCTTCAAATCACTGTGAACTGGAGCGGAATAATCGCTTTTACTGTCGATGTAGGTGCCATCCTTTTGCCTCTCAGACATTTCAAGGGATAACCCGTGCCCGGATGTCAGCACAGCTTTTTTGATAGTGATTGTCTTACTCATTGATTGAATTGTTTATAAAAGAAAAATATTATGCTCGTCTCTGCTTGCCGATAATTGGATTACCCTTTGACCTTTTAAGGACCTTCCCGGGAACGGTCTTAAAAAGCTTATCATCGGATTTAAAATTTTAGTATTCATTTGGGTACGGTATTACAATGTTTAAGTATTGAGCAGCCCATGTAATAATCTGCTCGATGTAGTTAGAAAATTCAAAAGTTGTCAGTTCAGTAGTACTTCTCGTGGATGGGATAGATTCATCAGTCTTTTTATTCACTATGTCTTTCTTTAGAAACAGGTGTTTCATGACCTCATGTGCGTCTTCGTCGGTCAACACATCATCATATCCTGCGTCTCTGAGTCCATCCCTTACCATCCCACACACCACCGCCCAGTAATAGGCATTCTGAGACAGGCTTCTCACTTTCCGGGGAGAAACCTTTACCAGGTACATGCCGTCTCTTAGTTCATTAAACTGCTTCCTAATCGCTGCAGGATTGGCAATCTTCCCATTTTCGATATGTACTACACGTTCAGACATCAGATCGGGTTTACATTGAATGGAATAACTTTTCCTCTTTCTGCAATATGAACAGTCTTACCAGTAAGCTCTCTAATCTCCTTCCGGAACTGGAACTGATTGCTGTTGCTGTCCGATAGGTGAATGAGGACTATGTTGTTTACCTTACTCAGATCATTGGCCGCCAGCAACTCCTTGCAGGTCTTAAGGTTCATGTGAGATTGGATAATACGATCCCGGAGAAAACCAGGAGTACCATTTGTATCAATAATCTCTGTGTCGTGATTGCATTCTATAATGATGTTATTCAAACCAGGGAAGGTATAGTCACAGTAGTAGGTATCAGTCAAGAAAAGGACAAGTCCGCACTCAGGATGAGAGATAAGGAAGCCATGGCAGGGTACATCGTGATTCACGTCGAACGCCTTTACCCTGAAGCCTTCAATGTGACAGGTTATCCCCGCAACAAGAATGTTGGCTCGGTAATGCATCCTAACACCCTTCTCTTCCAGGGTATGCGCATTTGACCAAACAGAAATACCAGATTTTAATACATCACTTATTGATGATGCGTGATCGCCGTGGCAATGAGAAACAATGCAAGAGACCCTGCTCAGGTCAAAGTTTAGTGCTTCCTTTATCCGTTTCATAGGCACCCCGCATTCAATTAGAAGCGTATCCCCATTACTTGCACGGAGCAGATAACCATTTCCAGCACTGTTGCTTCCTAATACAATCAGTTCCATCAGATTGGGTTTTGCTCAGTTGCTGGAGTGTTTGAATTATTCTGCTGGGCCGGTGCCGGATCTGAAGATACTTGTGGAGGTGGAGTCGCCTCCATCGTCATCTCCTGCTTATTTGCGTTCTCCTTGATCTTGGTAGCAACCTTATCGGAGATCTCTTCATAATCGATATCCTCGATATCCTGATTTTCTTCTACGGTTCTCATGCCAAGGCTCAATTCAGGTGCATGCTCATTTGTCCAGAATGACGCAGCACGATAGCGTAGCATCTTTTTGGTCATGATCGGCCACTTTGAACCGGCTTTGGTGTACCATCCCTCAATAATGGCCATCTTAATGGTCACTTCAGAGCTTTCAATCACCTCATCTGAGCCCTTAAGGGTGGTATATGCCACGCATTCAATGTTGTCAATATCTGACCCGTCAAAAACTACCTTAAAGATCTTCTTTTGTCCGCCTTCCCACTTTGTTTCCGTGAGCTCAAGTTTCCCAACCTTACCAAGGTTTTGAAACCTGTACTTAAGTTGTTCATACTTCCCACAGGTATTGATTGTAGAGATTAGGAATTTTGAGCTCCAGGATGGTTTACCTTGAATTACATCAAGATTCTGCATAACCATTAAAGGGCTGGCATTGATTCTTTGCGCAGTCTCTACAGCGATCATACAATTCGCAATCGCTTTGGCAGCAGGATTTTTTTCTGATGTTCGGTATTTATCCGGAACCAGGTCTGAGGCAGAGAACATTTGGCAGAGACGCTGCATAGTAGCAAACTGCTCGCTGTCAAAATAATTGAATGATAATGACTGATTTGATTGTTTAACTATCTCCATTTTAGTGGGGTATTATGCTGCCTCAATCCTGATAGACTGATCGGCGGGTGAAACAAATAATGAGATTGTCTGAGATTCTATCTCTGGAATGATTGTTACCGACTCGCGGTTGTCGCAGAACACCGGAGCAAACACTTGGTAATGACTGGAGAAGGTGTTGATCACGTCGAGGCCTGCCATCATCTTGGCGGCGGTGTTTAAAGTTGGATACGGAACGCCTTTGTATTCGCAAACGCAGGTATCAGCCTCACCACCATTTACCTGGCGATCGAATAAGCGGAAGGATACATATTTGAACTTGCCGTTTACACGGTTTTCAAGGATATCCATCTTTGCGCGGGAATAAGAATCGACTTCAAACTCCTGACGCTCGATATTGGCTATCTCCTGTGCCGTTGCTTCCTCGTCCTTTTTGAGTTCTTCCACTCTTGCAGTAGCCTTGGCTATTGTATCACGAAGCGCCAACTTTTTACTGAGGTCGAATATTTCTACCTGTAAGCGAGCCTTCTCTTCTTTTTCGGCTGTGAGGTCCTGAGTGGTACCTAATGCCGCCGTATCGGCTTTAATTTCTTCTTCGAGTGAGGTAATCTCATCTTTCAGGTTTAGGTAGTCTCCATTGAGATTTAGCTTTGCCTCTACAGCGGTATTGATGTCGAAGGTGCCTTTGTTTCTTTCCTGCTCTTCCAGCTGGGATAATTCGGCCTGGAGGGTGGATAACTTCGCCATTTCATCATTGACATTGGAAAGAACCTCATCAATCCAGCTACGAGCGTCTTCCTGACCTTTTACCAATTCGGCGCGGCGTTGCTTCAAAGAGTTTGCCTCTTCAACCATCTTCTTCTTACCGGACAGCACCTCGTTGTTGAAGTTGGCCTGAAGCTCTATTCGCTTATTTGCAATATCATCCGCGGGAAGCGACTGTTTGCAGGTAGGACAGGTACAGCTGGATTCATCAAAAGAAAAGGTCTTTGAGTTATAGTCATCCCATCCGTCCTTTCTCGCTTTGATCTGTATATCCAGCTGCTCAATATCCTTCTGCCAGTTTTCAATGTCTCGCTCCTTTCTTACAACTTCGTCCTTGCGGAATTGGATGTTCCTTTCAGCTGCTGATATCTGGTTTTTAAGCCCAGTAATTTCCAGGCCACCCTTACTTTGCTGAGTAAGTAGGTCAGTATGTACTTTAGAGCGGATCTTCTCAGCGTCCTGCTTTTTCGAAAATAGCTGATTGCTTTTTGCTGTGATACCCTTCTGGCGCTCAGTAAGAGCTTTGGAAGAATCCATCAGGACGAGCTCAATTTCCTTGATTCTGTTGGTGCGTTTATCAATATCAGACTGCAACACTACCCAGTCATGAGCCTCTGGTGTGCGGCGCATGGCTTCATCAATACGAGCAGGGAATTCAATGGCAGATTTTTTCAGAGTGTTCTTCTTAGCTGCCAGTTCCTTCTTATAATCTTCCAGCTTCTTCCCTGAGTTGAGAACCATCAACAGCGTAGAAAAATCATTGTCTGCGCTGGCAATAGACCCGATAATCTCATCGGTGGTTATCTCACCGGCCAGTGCCAATAATCCACGACGCTGGTCCTGCCAGGACAAAGTGTTGAAGAAAAGAGGGTTGGTTACCATCTTCAATATGTTTGCGGGGATAATCTCTTCAACCTTCTGCTGATACTCTGTGGCTGTGGCACACTTAACACCATTTACGTAGAAATCGGTGTAATGACCTTTGAAAACCTCACGGCTTTGGCCCTTCGGTCTCTGCCAGTCTTCCAGGTAGACGCGCTTAAGGGTTACCTCCCTTCCGTCTACTGAGAATACGCCCTCTACTTCATGAGATTGACGATTCAATTCCTTTTTATAGGTGTTCTTGATCTCATAGTCTTTACGATCGAATTCGTCCTTACCTGTAAGCAGCCAGTAGAATGCTGTTACTATGGTTGACTTCCCGGATTCATTTGCACCGGATATTTTAGTCTTATGAACAAAGTCGAGAGACATATCCAGTATGCCTTTGAAGTTGTGGAGCGTCAGTTTCTTAAGAATCAGTTTCATGTTGTATGTACTTATTTATTCTATTTGAACGATTCCAAAATTTGCTTTCAGTCTGCCTGCTGATCACAGCGGGTGTTTTTGTTTAAAAGGGGATCGGCTCAATTCCTCAGTAAGTATATGTTCAGAATACCTCCGATCCCCTTTGCGTACTTTTTAAAAGGTCTAAACCCACAGAGGGTGTGTTTTCTACGTCTATTTCATATTGTGAGGTTTTGATTACTTGTTAATTAAAATTTTGCTTCTTCTCATACTCTGCCCTGGTATTTATGACATCTATTATCCGCATAGAGATTACAGGTGGCCATCCTGTTTTCCAGGTGTACCACATCAACTTGAACTGCCATAGCTGATAATTGATTTAGTTTCATTGTAATGTTAGAGTAAAGGGTAGGGGAGCGAATCCCCCACCGTTCTCTATACACCACAACATTAAAGAAGAACTTTATTGCTTCGTGTACCGGGATCGAACCGGTGACCTCCTGTGGTATCCAGCCTTCAAAATATTTCATTATCAAGCCTCGTTTCCTGCCAAACGCTCTGCCAACTGAGCTAACACGAAAACCATAGCTACCCCCAAAATCTTTACAACTTCAGAAAGGGCCGGTGCCGGGAACGACACCGGCTTTTCATCCATTGTTTAATTACCCCAAATTCTTTATGCCTCAAATTTGTCCAACCAGTTCGCAAAAAGTCTACCTGCGACGCTGGCGACGATTACCAGTATTATTAAGAGTGCGATTATCATTGATTCTGCTTTGATGGCGCAGGTACCCAATACCAACACCGAGTAATAAAATATAGATTATCAGTCCTCCAAAGATGTTAAGCCAAATCATAAACTTGAAGCAAATGAATTTACATGTACATAATCATCACCAATTACTCGCAGTAACTGCTTTCTGTAGTACTGCATCAACCGCTCATATACATACATTGCCTCTCTGTAATAGGTTGTTAACTGAAAGATTGTTTCACCAATCACTGTGTAGCTAATCTGCGCAGCTTTCATCCTGTTAATCTCGGCCATTGCTTTAAAAGCCTTATTCTTAGACCTGATAGCAAGATTTAGTATGCATGTCAGCTTTTCGTGTTGCTTTGCTAGCTTAGAGTTGGATAATTGCATAATGTGATGTATTTAAGATCGTATTACCTTAATTTTTGCTAACCTTTTCATTTTGAGCTGTGCAAGAAATTCGTCACTCAAATTCCCTTTCTTCTTCGATTTATTTCCCCGTGAAGGGAGTGAAGCAGAGAGCTGCTCCACCTCTTTCATTATTCTTATAGCTTCTTCTTGCACTACGCTTATGTAGGCAGTTAAATTCTTTATCCTTGTCTCCAATTGAGAGAAATCCTGGCTCATTGCAATACCGTTTTCTTTTCCTCAATCATATTTTGAGCAAGATCTACCAGGTGCTGATTCCAGTAAAAGTCATCAGCTGAGAATGCCTTTTTCACACATTGATATGAATAGGTGCAACCCTCATGCTCTGATATCTCCTTAAGGGATATTTCAAGATCATCCAGGCGTTTCCTGATTTTTTTCTTAGTTCCCTTGATATAGGGCTTTTCCGGTTTTGCATTAATGCGTACTTCTGCTTTTGCCATTTTTCAGTACTTTTACGCAATTGTGTAATGTACCTTGTGCATTACCTTTGCGTTGATAAGTCAAAGATATGTTGTTTAAATCAACAAAAAGTCAATAAATGTTGCTTTAGGCAAAATTTAGTCAATATTTAATGTTGATATACTTTTATTAGATGGAACTCAAAAACGAGATCAAAAAGCTATTAGAAGATTTAGAAAAGTGTGGGTGGGGCCGTCGAGAAATTGAGAAAGAGCTTGAATATAATGACAACTACCTAGCGCAGGCAATGTCGAAAGGGGGTAACATTAAATTGTTAAACAAATTAAAAAAGCTTCTTGATAGAGTTTCTATCGAAAGTCCTACTGATGAACCAGTTGTCACTGTTCATCGCTCAATTATTATTGAGGCGCTTTTGAGGAATGTTTTGAAGCAGATTGCTCGGGATCGAGCTGATCGAAAGGGTGCTCCTGAGATGTGGAAGGAAGAACTTCATTTGATAGACGCAGATACGATAGAAGAGATGAATAAGATAGCTTCACGACTGGGCTTGCCCAAGAGTTAA